ACGCAGGATAGGCAGACACACATGCTCTAATAGCACGGTCCTTAGCATCACTGCTCGACATCGAATTGAGGAAAGAAAACGCAACAGAATCCTAGTTCAAGCTTTAGAACTAAAAGACTCCCCAGTGTCCATTCCGAACTTACCAACGAAGTCCCGAAGGAGCTCGTCGTAACGGTTTGGCTGATCGCGAAACGCAGCCACGTCTTTGCCCTCACTCGCTCTTTTCTCGCGAAAAGCAGGGAGGAGTGCATTGACGTGCGCGACATGTTGATCATACACTGGGCGGCCATGGTTGAACAGCTCTCTATGGAAATTATCCATATTGATGGCGTAGACTTCTTCATCCGTAAAATCATTAGAAGTTTTCCGCCAGTTCAACAGCTCATGGATAGATGTTAAATCTAGAGCGGCCGTGTAAAGCGTCGTGCCCACCAATGGCACGAATTTACGCTTCAAGAACGAAGCCTCGGCTAACGGAGTAAAAGCTTTCTCCAGCGAGTCGTCCTTTGACGCGTCGGTGTAGACTAGTCCATGATCAGCGAACCAGTCCTTGATTCTGAAAAAGTTGCACGCTAGTTGCAACCGAGGGGATAGGGCTATGACATGATCGTCGCCATAGACGGAGAGCTCCACCTCTTCCAGTAACTCGTCCGTAGTAAGAAAAACTCCCTCGTCCTCACACACCTCGATAATCGCTGTCAGCAAAAGCAGCCAGTTCATAATCGAGTTCCGTGGAGAAGTCGTCGGGAGCCCCGACTTCATGCCCGTCTGGACATGAAGGAGAGTATTCGCCGCGAAATGATATGAATGGAACGTGGACTTGGTCCACGCGAGACGAGCCAAGGCCTCCTTAGGGGTGGCCTTATACCAATGGTTCGTCTCTTCATCCGCGACGCGCCCGAGCTGCTCAGAAGCGTTACCGTCCCAGTTCTTGTGATCACCTGCAATCACATTTCCTCCGAACCGGTTCAGCCGCCTCCGCAACTCAGTCGCGTCGGGACCCATCATGTCAATTCCGACGGCGATCTCATTGTTGACCGGGTCTTCCATGGCGGCCGCCATCCACCCTCCGTACAACGCTCGCCCGGTAAGCAATATATCGAGCGGGGCGATGTCGAAAGAGCGTGTGGCGGCTCGCTCAAGCTTGGCGAACTTCCTCCTCTCCATCTTCAGTGTCTCCACGAAAACGTAGGGAGTAATTTCACCGCGCATGAGCTCCTCTAGGCGTAGATCGTAATCCTTCTCGATCTTTTCGCCCAGATTCACGCCTTTGTAGACACGATCCGAAAATGCATAGTGATGTTTCTCAACACTCTGCTCGGCGTTCGTCACCTTGAAGTACGCCGTCTTGCCAGGGCAGGACGGCGGTACCCAAAATTTATACGGGACGCCGCAAGAGGTGAGAAGGTCGATGCGCTTTAGCATCGTCCCTGAGATTCCGTTGAGAACTTCGTCTTTACTTAAAATGCGTTTGAGATTCTTCGAAACACCCCACGTCGACATCTTACACCTCACAACAGCGGCGGCACGCGCCAGTGAGCGAGGGTCGTACATCGGCACAGAGTGCATGAACTTATCGAGAGAGAGAGACAGGACTTCCCTCCCTGCTGCCTTGACGTCTTCATCGACAATTTCGTCTCTGATCGTCATGACTGCGGGAGCTGTCTCAGGTGAGTAAAAAACGTTCATCGTCGGAAGCGGGACGATGGAGGTCTTCGGTATTACGGCTGCTGGGAACCTCGAAACGCCCAAAACCGCGCCGCAAGCGCCTGGCAAAACAGACACTGACGGCACAGCAGGACGATCCGGAGTACCAAGACGTAACTCCAAGACCTCAAATCGATCGTCGATCTCGGAAATCCTTTCCGAGGTTGGGACGTTGAGCTCTGCAACGAGCTCTTCGACCTCCTCACGGATAAGGACTTCCGCGAACGACACATCGATCGTCGAGTGGCGAGATTTGGCCCCAGCATATATTAGGCCAACAATCTTCGCAGGTCTCGACGAGTCATTGGCGAGGACAATAGATCCACAATCGCCTTTGACCGTCCGACACCCGTTCACTCGATAATGTTCCAACATTTTCAGATCGAACTCAAAGTCATGGTCAAAGCGCAGGTCGGCAGTGATCAACTTCGCTGGTGCCAACACTCGCCGGGGCGTAAGAACGTCCCAGTCCGCGTTGGCGTCCAAGAAGCTGACCATCGTGCCGGCCAGCGTTTTGAGCGACTGAGCCCGAGTCTGGAAATGAGGAATGAGATTCTTGACAGGGCGCCCACCCGAGACGCGGAACATACAAACGTCTCGGCCAAGTCCTGCCTGCTCGTCAGCGTGTGACTCACGCGACAAAAATGCAATGTCTTCATGGAAGACTTCGAAGAGCTTGTCAGAGCCCATCGCGTCCCGGAATCGCAAAACATAACGTTCTGCTTTCCGAAACAAAAATAAATGCGAATTAGTCAAGACGAGATTCGTTTGCACGAACAGTCCCCTGTTCACGCCACCCCCCTCGCGGGCTAGTACAACTAGCTGACGCGAGATGAGTCGGTTGTCAACTTCAAATGCATTGGTGTCATCGTCAACGTGAAGCACAGCGTTCGGTATGACTTGTCGCGCTTGGGTCCTAACGGCCTTCCGCGTTGTATAGTCTCCCGAAGCGCTGGCGCCAGCGTTCAACGTCTTGTCCATCATGTGCTTGTGGTCCTCGAGCTTCCATGGGACGCGAGCGTAGAGCGGATTGCGGCGTATTTCAGCCTCGTATTCCTCCCCGAATTGCTCGCGCGCCTTCCGGTAGCCCTTGTTGCACTTCCTCTTCGTCACGGCGGACATAGCGAGTCGCGAAAGGCCGTAGCCTGCGAGCAACACGCCTGCCACCTTGAGAACTTGAACGAGAATGACCACCGCGGGAACATCGATCCTCCGGAAAATCGAGTTCTTTCCTTTCCGCGATGACACTGTCACGAGCTGCCGGACGTTCTTGGCCGCCGTTAAGCGATCAAAAGCCTCCTGAGCGGCTGCTCGTTCGAGTGGAGGACGCGAAAGAAACTCCTCTGGCGTGTAGCCAAAGTAATGTGCGAGTTCTTCGTCGCCCTCGTCAATCTCTGGCGCCGTAGCACCCTCGTCGTCCACACAAAGCTTCAGGCCGTTTGACGTGCCCAACCGCCGGAACGAATTGTCCAACTCAAAGTCTTCCGCCGCAACGAAACGAGTCTTGTTCTTCTCAAACTGCTCAATCGCGCCAATAACGTACGACGCGAACTGTCGATACGTCATCGGCTCTCCAATCTTCACTTCGGCAGCCGTCGGCGAAACTGGCTCCATGCGCTGGAACATCATACCGTCGAAGTAGTCACTTGGATTGACTGCTTTCGTCCGATAGACGCTCACGAGGATGTTGCGGCGATTGTGAATCGCTACAGTATTGTTAATCTCCTCTGGAAACGGATGCATGGTGTTCGAAGTGACCATCACGACATTCGACGAGTAGGGCATGCCCTTCTTCTCAATCGAAGCCTGTGGCATCGGAAAAGGAATCGCGGAACACATGCGCAGAAACTGGAGGGCCGGCGAATCACCAGCGCTCATTCCGCGCTCACAGAAACCATCATCTAAAACGGTGATGTCCTGTTGGTTGTAATTGTCCGCGAACTTGAGAGACGGATTCCAGTACCACGTCAGATTGCCGTGATTGTACGAAATCTCCGTGTTCTCAGGATTCGTAATATCCTTGATGAGACGCTTCGTTAGGAAGCTCTTTCCCACGCCAGATCCGCCAACCATATAAAGGCAGAACGGCGTGTCGCGATCGTGTGACGCGCCCAAAGTGAGCTTGTTCACATTGTGAAAGTCGCGATAACGTTTCGTCATCATAGAAATCAAACGAATTCCTTCTCGTCCAATTCGCTTATCCTCGAGCTGCTTGTTGAAAATGGCAGTCTCGAGCACTCGGCACTGATTGAGCAAAACTCGGTGTCTGGGAATCCACTCCTCAGAACACACGGCAATCTGATTGTCCGGCTCGAGTGCCTCTTGTATCTGACTGAACCATAGTCCAACATCGATCGGCTCGCCATTGTACGAAAAGTAATGGCCCTTCGTGTTGTCGATTTGGACTTGAATGTCTGCGAGCGTCGTCCCACTCTGCCAAAGTGTTAAACGCTCAGCTAGTCGCGTGAACATCTTCGACACGTGCGTGAAGATCGTCGTCGCTCCGCGCTCAATTCCGCTGACATTCCTGCCAACGTCTCCAGCGGTCTTGAGGACCTTGGAAAACATGGGAGAAGCAGCGGAAGCGCCGGTCGTCGCAAGTCCGAAGACAAGCGTTGACACGACGGAGCACATCGAAACGAGCGGATCACTCACCTCGCCATCGACATGTAGAGTCATCTCCGCTCCGTCTCCCCCAGTTGAACCTTGTTCGGAAGAGAAGAAGCTCGAAACGAGCTCGACAATGTCAGCGATGCGATCGTGTAAAAGAGAGCCAATGTACGAAAGGCCAGCGGAGACGGCGTTTGTGACTGAATCGACAAAAGTGATCAAATCAAACAGCACCGACGTCCACGAGCCAAAGCCTGCGACGAGCCATTTCGCAGCAAGAATGCCAACCTTCGTGAGTAAGCGCTTCTGGAAAGCTGGGTCCAGAAAAGCGCCGCACACTTGGGCGGGCTTCTTGAGAGCGTCCGCGACCTGTTTCGTCGAAGAAATGGTCTCATTCAAAGCGGACATGTCGAACGAACCAACTTGAGCGGTCGCCAACTGGATCAGAGGAGTAACCTCGTCACACAAGCGGTCAACCTTTGCGGCCGTCTTCTTGACGATCTCACGCTCATCGCCGAACAGACCACAAAGAGTGTAGTCTTCGTTGTAGTCCGACGTCGGATCGTACTCGACATAAGCGTCGTCAACCGCGTGAAAAACGGTGGACGATTGTGGCCGTGAAAAGGCGGGAAGAGGTGGCGCGGCAAGCCAAGCTCTCAGCTCATCAACCTCAGCTCTCTCTCGTGAAAGATCAAGCGAGATATCGTCTGAGAACGAGACCCCTGCCGGCGAGTCAGATGTTCGACTCTCTGAATTGGCGCCATGTGAAAGGTCGAATCTTACGCGCAAGTTCTTCCGAGCACGTTCTTCTCGAGTCAAATGAAGACCGTACTCTCGGAACAGATCGAGATGGAGCGGACGAATCTCACGTCCATCGCGCGTCGACTGACGTAAAGTTGAAAACGGCAGAGACTGAGTCGAGGCATGAAGCGTCCTCTCTTCACGCTTCAAATCTCGTGCTGCTTGAATCGCGGACTGCTGCGAGACCTTCTTCGATCGTTCGTGGCGCTCGGCTAGCTTTCGCTGCCTAATCGCCACGTCAACTGATCGCTGAATTTCTCGCCGTCGCTCTTGATTCTTGCGAAACACGAGCGCCTCAACGGCGTTCTCTGCTGGGGACGAAAAAGGACAAAAGACAGGTTCCAACTGGACGGATTTTTCCGGCACAGTGGACACACACGATGAATTCGGCGAAGTAGTAAAAGAACTATTCATAATCATTGATTTGCCCGTAGGACTTTCTGCCCGTAGGACTTCTGTTTTTTGCGCAAGCACGTCAAGCGTACAAACGACTTTAAATTTTGTATTTTACATCTTACACTTTTCAGTGGCAGAGTATGCTGCCAAGCATTTCTTATACGTGAAATTCCCTATCATAACATGAGACAGTAGAGGATCATAACAGATCTAGCGCAGAGATCGAGAGATGGAAGTAAAAGAGAACTTCTCCCGAGATACGCATCGAGCTGATAGAGGACCAACTAAAGTGTCATGCCGACTGGACCTAGATGAATGGCGCCGAAAATGAGACCATCCACCATCCCGCGCAACGAAGTGTGTTCCTTCGAAGCGGCCAGATTCAAAGCTAGAAGATGAAACATAAAATGACTGCAGCGATCCAAAGCGGTGTCGCCAATGATATCGTTATGAGATTCTAACACAAAGGTTACAAACTTGAGATAAATATAAGTTACTAAATCGACTTAAATCGAGACTGCGTTTGAGCGGAGCGCCTAAACTTGTGCGGCGTAATAATACAAGTTTGGCGGCGCAACAAGGAACGAGTAGGAGAAATCGTCCCCGAGCGCTTTGTAGACTTTCACTGGAATAAAGTGATCTCCGCCTGCGTTAGTGGGAAATTCTGAAGTGTCCCACGTTTGAATCGTTAACGCTAACTGAGTTGGTGAAGTGTATGCCGACGACGAATCTTCGACATCTCCTGGAAATGGATCGGTCGTAAGGAGTTGATTATACTCCGTCCAGAAAGGAACCTCCACATTCACCGAAGCGTTCTGGGCTGTATTCGTTAGATAATACGGAAAAGACGACCATTCGCCCACGCCATGAGCTGAAGCTGAAGAGAGACCGTAATCAAGAATGTTCGGCTCTGCAATCGTCTGGACAAGCAGTCCTTGCGTCCGCGTGGCGGGGAAGACGAACTTGTACCGAATTGAACCAGACCAACACGCGTACAACCTTGACACGATGTCAGACCACACGAGTGTCCGCATTTCCGCTGCCGGATTGCGCACTGAAAGCGGTGATAAACGCGATAATGGGGTGACTCCAAATGAAAAATCGGCAATGAATCCATCATCTCCGGCGACTGGAGCGGGCCCGTTCCAAGGCAAATTGGAATAGGTGTTAGCCGCGAAAATAAGATTCACGCTAGAGTCGTAACAATAGCGGCGTCCTAAGTCTCTCACGTCCTTCACTTGTGAATTGAAGGAATTGAGAAACTTAACTTCGGACGTTCCCTTGCCGAGATGGGATGAAGACGCTCGATCCTCTGAGCGTAACGGAACAGAATCTTCGTTCATGTTCAATGAAAGTTCGTGACTCTCCTCCGTAATCTCTTCAAACTCGTCGTCGTCTGACGGCGGCGCTTGAAGGGACGACGTAGGAGGCGGTGCGAAACAATGAAATGGCGAACCTGTCGGAACATCAAGCTCAAAATCGTCGCCTGCACCAATATAGACATTGAAGTCGATATTGTTGGCGACGTTCGAAGCAGCGACCAGCTGGTTGTATACTACCAAATAAAACCAACCAACTGTGTTCTCATCAGAACGATGAGCATCCGGGTTCGTAAACGCCTCTCCTATGAAAACTAACTTCCGTGCAGTAGATGAAACGAATGGAGATGAAAAGTCAAAAGACTTCTGCTCATGCAAATCACATATTTGCATGGGATAGTTAGATAAGAGTGTTAAATCGGCTGGAATGGCGTTGTCGTTATTCGGGATGAACACGATCGCTAATCGACCGGTATGAAACTGTGTGGAAACGAAATCTAACCTGTACGACAATGTTCCGCGCCAATAACGGAAAAATGTTGCGAAATATCCTACAAATGTTGGCGTTGATTGCTGAAAAACTTTGCCGTTGATAGTGACGGCGTTTGACGGGCCATAACGAGGCGTAATTGGAATCTTTGCAATGACAGTTCCTGGAGCTTGAGCTGTCGTCCAATTGTAAATTTGCGTCAACATCTTGGTCTTGATAATTTCCGAAATCTTCATTTCGGCCGGAGGAGCTGGTGAATAATACGATCGATCGTAATATCCGGCGACCTGGACAGTGTCGAGGCGATGAGAATCATCAACCCCGACCATGTGTGCTGGATCGCCCACAACTGAAAGGCAATTCGCCTCGGACGGGTCAACTCGCGTCGGCTTGTCCAAATTGAAAGCTTCTAGTGTGTCTCCAAGAGCTCCGACTGCTCGCCCGGCGTTATTGAACGCCTTACCGAAATTTCCGGTAGTAATGTTGGCGGCAGCCCCTACTGCTTCGGTTAGAATCCTCTTCCCGCCTTTGAAGACAGTTGAGAACGCATCACCAAAGGATGAGACCAGAGTTAAGTCAGCATCATGAGGTGCGATGGGGAGATGAAGCTCGATATCGTCACACGACAACATGACTCGGATGGTTACTGTCGTGGACGCGTTCGTTTGCAGCTGATTAAGAACCATAACGTACACTGTCCCCATGGAAGGGAAAGTGGTCGACGAGTTCGTCGTCAAATATGAAACGATGTGCTCAAACGGGATGAGCAACTCGCCAGTATTCGACAACGACGCGTCTAACAAAACATTAGGTTGACCACTAGCGGCTTGGAGTGAGGCATTCTTAAACGTATTCGCTTGCATAGTATCAAACGGATCGTAAAAACAAATCACTCTGCCCTGGTGGAACTTGGTGGAATTCAACTGAAAGCGAAGACGTGGGGACATCTTCGCGAACGCAAAGATATCTAACTGCATCTTGTGATAATTTGAATATGTCGTGAAAATGTCAGGAATGAGAAATGAACCAACTGTTGTCCCAGGTGTTTGAGCAACTGCCCAGGACAATGTCTCCACAACAACTGGATTGCGAAGCATGTCAGCGGCTGTGAAAGGTGTTTCGTTCATGAGGTATGGGTTTTGACGACTAATTACAGATGAGGCGGGTACAATGTGGGCATCCTCCACTTTGTGGACTCGTTGATCGTTGGCCTGGTAAGCCTGAACCGACTCGTCCACGAAAGCTTCGGTGGTATCTATATCTGTGACTGTATGAGTGTTTGCAACCTACTTAATGATCTACGGTGGCCGCAAGGTTACGCGAACAACCGTAGTAAATGCCGTCTATATTTAACGTCGCGCTCGAGCTAAATAGCCCTCGACGTCACTGCTTTAAATGCATTCTCTCGCGCCTTAACTGGCACTTGAAGTAGTTAGACTTATAACGGAATAAATGCACAACTGTGAAGTAGTTAGTTTCAATCGATAACGAGATTAAGCGTTGAAAAAGAGGCTACGGAGACTAGTCCTGTGTCCAAGGGACGGTTAGCGCGAAGCAATAACCGGAGCCTTGCAAACATTTGGACTGAGTCGACGTCGAAGAGACCATGAATTTAACTCCATGGCCCCAACGGTTACCAGACAGAAGCTCACACGGTTAGCGCGAAGCAATAACCAGAATTGCAACTGAAAAGCGGCTGCGGAATGAATCCG